TGAGGCCAGAGATGTCGGCGTCTGGGTTTAGCCGCAAGGCCTCTTCGATCTTCTTCGCTGCGTCCGCGAGGCCGGCCGCAGGCGCATTGAACTGCTCTTCGAGACGGCCGCGGACGTCTCCGTCGAGCCGCAGCGAGGCCAAATCCCTGAATACGCCCTTGATCTCTTCTTGAGCAATCAGCGCTTGCTCGGCAAAGCCAGCGGCAATGTCATCGGCACCGCTGCGGATGACTTCTTGCAGGCGAGCAAGCTCTGCGCCTAGTTCTTCAATCGTCTTCTCGGTGTCGAGAAAGAGGTTTACGTCCTTCCCGATGTCGCTTTCTCGGCCAAACGCCCTGCCGCCACCAAAGGCTTCTGGGAGCTGGGCCAAAAACTTCACGACAGAGTCAGTTTGGCTCTGCGTCTTTTGAAGTTCCTCCAGGCGACCCCTGACCTGCAATTCGGCGTCCCTGACGCTCGAGGGAGTCGAAACTGTCTCTCTTCGGAGCGACTCTCGCCTTTCGGCGCGCGTGAAATTGTCTGGAGCAAAGAAAAACTTGCTTCTTTCGTCCAGCGTTGCCAATTCAACGCCGCGCGCTTTTTCAATTGCGTCCCTTGCGCTGCGAAGCGATTCGGCATTGCTTCTGGGCGCGACTGCGTTACTTCTTGCAATTCTTTCCGCTGCCCTGGCTCGCTCCAGCTCTCTCGCTAACCTGACTCGCTCGCTGCCGCTCGCTTTCGACAATTGCTCTTCGAGTGCTGCAGTCTTTCCGGCGGCCTGCGCAACCGCTGGCGAGCGAGAGCGGACGTCGGCTTCTCGCGATTTCTTCTGCTCTTCGCGCAGGTCTTTGAGTCGCTGCTCAATGTCCCCGCGTGGTCCGCTCTGGGACGCAGCCCTCAGCGCCTTGGCCATGTCCTCGAAGGCTTTTTTGTTCTGCTCGGCGAGGTTTCTAGACTTCTCAAGTTCGTCGTTCATGAACTTGAGTGCGCCTTCGGCTTCCTTTGATGTCTTTCCAATGCCGCTAAATTGAATAAGCAGCTGCGCCCCAACCGTTGCCGCAACGCCCGCAATCAACCCCTTTGTGCCGCCGAGAACGAAGCCGAACTGGGAGATGTTGTTGCTGATCGCCCGCAGCTTGTACTCAAAGCCGCCCGTGGACGAGAAGAAGTCGTCGACCGCAAACGTCAACTGTTGCAACGCAAGCTGGCCGGCCATTGCAGAGCCGCGTAGACCGGAGATGTCGCCTCGCAGCCGTCGGTTGGCAGACAGAAGCCTGTCAAGTTGTTTTTCTGTAAACCTCGTCGGGTCGAGGCCGGCAAGTTCCGTCGCCAGTGCTTTGCTCTCGGCACGAATTTGCGCCAGAAGCCTCTCTGCGTTGGCGTTGCCTTCTGGAGTCCGAGGCTGGGAGGCAATCTGCTGATAGAGCGACTTGACCTTCGCCCTAGACGCCTCAAGGGAGGCGCCAAACTTCGTGCCGAGTTCTTCGTTCAGGTTGCCGCCAAGGTTCAGCAGCAGTTGAAAGTCGTTGATGTAGTCCTTGACCGCACGAGGCTGCAGATTGATGGCAGTCGACGAATCGAACTCGTTTAAAAGTTGCTGCTGCTTGGCGGCGGCCCTGGTGTCCTGCTCGAGGTCTGAGATAGTGCGACGGAGCGTTTCGATCTCTGCCTTTAGCGGCGTTGTTTTCTGGTTTACGAGCCTCTGCAGGCTTGCAGTGGCGCCGTCAAGCCGCTTCTGAAGGTCTCCCGCCAGACTTCCATCGAGTTTTCCAATAGAGTCCTGAAGCTGCCTCGCTCGGCCGCCGATGTCTTCGCTTAATGACCTGCGCCTGCGCGCTCCGATGACTTCGTCGCGGGCCACTCCGGCGGATAGGAGCTCTCGGTCGACGTCTCGCCGCCTGGACGCCTCGCTGCCCAGCGAGGAGACACTGTCTCTTGCCGCCTTGTTTATGTTGTCAATCGTCGCCCGAGCGCCCGCAAGCCGCAATCCGGCGTCTGCCTGAGAATTGAGCTTTGCGAGTGCCGCAGCCGCCGCGGCGCTTCCCTCCGCTAACGACTGGGACGCCTGGGCGGTGCTTCTGATTTGCTCTGCGTAGCTGTCGAGGCCAGCGGCGCGGAGGGCCTGGATGGCCTGGGCGGCTTTCTGTGCAGTCCTCTCAGCCTCTGTTCCTGCAGACGGCGCGCGCATGCCGGCAACGGACGCCAGAGACGTCACGTTCGCGAGCCTCTGATTGCGAATCGACTGCTGCTCTGTTTCTCTGTCGAGCCTTGCCTGGGCCGCTGCCTGCTCACGCGCAGCGGACGCCGCCGACGAAAGGGCAACAGGATTTGTTGGGCTTCGGGACAGTACCGACTCTGCCACGGCGGCCTTCAGTTTCGCGCGCTCAACCTTTGCGGTGAGCGCTTCGATTCGCTCTGACGCCGCAGCCGCGTCGCGAATGATCCCCTGGAAGAACGGGTCTTCTCGCTGGGCGGCCGGAAGCTGGGCAGCCTTGTCTCGAAGGGCGATGAATTTCTGCAGTTCCTCGAGTGCCCGCGGCTGAACGAACTTGGCTCCGGCGTTTTCGGTGGCCAGCCCGCCAGTGACTCTGCTGAACTCGGAGACAACAGCGGTGCTGGCCTTCAGCCGCTCGATCTGCTTTGTGAGCGCGTCGATCCTCGCTCGCGAGGCGTCGAATGTCGTCGTGCCGGCCTGGATTTCCTTGAAGAGGTTCTGGAAGCCCTTTTGGGCTCGCTCAAGGGCGGGATACAGATACGCCTGAGTCGACGAGGCCAGCGACTCGATCTGTCCCTTGACCTTTGTCAGCGGCTTGCCGATGTCTTCGAAGACCTTGTAGAGGTCTTGAAGCGCTCCAACGTCGATCTTCTTGCCGAGGGCTTCCTGCAGCGTCCTGCGAAAAAGCTGGACTTTTGTCAGCGTCTTGTCGAGCGCCGAAGTCTCAAGGTTAAGGCGATAGCCCTGGACTTTCTTCTGCAGCGAATTCAGCTCGGACTTCACGCTCCCAATGGTGCGGGTGAAGTCCGTGGCGTTCGCCGTGATAACTGCAGAGATTTTTCCTAGAAGAGCCATTTCCTCATCCTTGAGGTGCCCGCAGTTTCATCAGTTCCGAAATGATCTGTTCTTGCGTTTGTTGCGGCGCAACTGCAGCAGGAATGAACGTGTTTTCGTCTGGTACTTTCTTGTAGTTCCCGCTAGCCGCCATGACGATCCGGCAAATTCTCGCCGTTTGCGCCCAGGGGTTTGGCAGTGGCCATCGCTGGTCGAAGGCGTACCACTCTGAAAGCTCCTCGCTGTCCAGTTCGGACAGCAGTTGTTTGACGGTTTTCCCTAGCGCCAGCGCTAGACGGAAGTAGAACCTCCGCTCTGGCCTGTCTGTAAATCTTTTCCCAGGGCATCAACGTCCTCCGAGCGGAAGGCATTGTGGGCCCACGCCTTTTCAAACAGCCGCGAAATCACGGTGGCAGACTTCTTCCCGAGATCGTCTGCCTCTGCTTCGGCGAACAGGCGCTCCCCTTTGCTGTCGCACAGCGTCAGGATCAGAAAGCGAACGCGGAAGTTCTTCATCTTGTCGGTGCTGTACGCGTCCTCGAACGCGTCGCGCTCTGTGCCGGAAAGTGTCTTGATGTAGACGTCGCCGCCCCACTCAGGAACAGAAATCGCCTCCGTCTTAACGTCATCGGCCGCCAGAATCTTTGCCTTGTTTAAAGCCATCTTTTATGTTCCTGTGAAGCCTTTACGGCACGTAATCGGTCAAACGAAACTTCATCGTACCACGAACCAATTCACCAGCACTTGCCTCGACTGTCGCACTTTCCAGGATTCCGCGCCTCGAAACACTGATCGCCGTCGAAGCAAAAACGATCTCCCCAACGGTCCCTAGCTGCGCACGAGGGACGGCGTCCGCAAAGTAGTCGATTGTGATCGACCCGCCCGTGTACGCGCCAGTCGGGACTGCAACAATACGGTTGGCGGCGTCGAACATTCCGGTCATATCCACAATCTCTGCCGTCGGCGTCTCGACCTGAATGCCGACCACGTTTCCGATGGCAGAGCCATTGAATCTTACCGATGCGCTGTACGGTATTCCGGGCATTGTCACACTCTGACGCGGAAAGAAGCCGAGCCGCGCACAAGTTCGCCGAGCGACGCACTGACCTGGGATGAGATGCAGGTCGCTGACGCATACGGGCCGAACGCCAGCTTGCCTGACACTGTGAGTGTCGCGTTCGCCCCAACAGACGGGGCTGTTGCGCCGATGAAATCGACCTGCACGGTGGGGAGCGAGTCGACGGAGCGGTGCAGGTAGTAAACTGGCTCGATGTCGTTCGGCCCCAGCCCCACGTGTGCCCCGGATACGCGTTCGCGCTCCTGGCCCAAGTCAACGCTAACGCTCGTGACCGTGTAGGCAGAAGCGCCGAACGTGAACGACGTCCCCTGCGAGCTTGTGCCTGCCATGTCGCCTTACGCGACGCGGAAGGTCGCGCTCCCTGACACGAGGGCACCGACCGAGCCGCCGATCGAAGACGACGCGATCGTCGCCGTAACGCCGGTGAACTGGAACGGTCCGGTGATCGAGAGGTTGCCGCTGATGCCGGCGGTGAGGATGACGTTCGAGATGTAGTCGATCGTGACCTCGCGCTCCGTAGCGAATCCGCCGACGAACTCACGGCGTCCGTTCGGAGCAATGCCGAGGTGCGAGCCGTCGAGGAGGTCTTGGGTGTCATTGACCTGAACGCTCGTGACCGTGAGCGTGGTTCCGCCGAAAACAAAGGTCAGTCCCTGGGACGAAACGCCTGCCATGTTTGCTGCGCCTCCTTGCGCCTAAAAAACTGTTACTCGGTAGCCTCTGACCACCGAATTGAGTAAAGCTGTCGAACTTCGTAGGCCGGTGGAAGTTGAGCGCCCACCTCCGTCGGGTCGATGTAGTCGTCGACCTCAGAAACAAGCCTCATATCACTGATTGTAACGCCCGCGAGGGTGCCCGTGTGGCCATCCAACGCCAGCCGAACCTCGTCGGCAAGCTCCCTGACGACGTCATACGACAGCGCCCAGCACGAGATTTGCAGGCTGACAACCGGCTGAAACATCGGGCCACTCAGCGTGGACTCGCGAAGGATATTCACTCGCCTGTACGCAATCAGCGGCATCGTGGCGCCGGTCTTGGGGACCGCTATTGGATAAATCTGAAAGCCAGTCAGCCTCGCCACACCAGGGGAGGACGCGAGCTTCAGGTATGCGTGCCGCTCTGGCGAGACCAGCATGGCTAGATGGACCCCGAGATGGTGTCATTGATGGCATCTACAATGCCTGACCTGAGAATGTTACGCACGCTTGCGGACTGTGCCGCGATGGTCTTCTGCATCAAGCCGTACCCCGGCATGGCGCCGTACGTTTCGCCTGGGTGCAGCGTGTAGACCCTCGGCCCCTTGCCAGTGTCTGGCAGGAAGTCGTGCGGGTAGCCTTTTCCGCGTCGCGGCTGTCGGGTCGGCTCATGCCACGAGGACATCAAGAAGTAGTAGCCGCGGCTGCGCTTGGCGAACTTTTCGCTATCTTCGAGCCTTGCGTGCACAGTCATCTTGCGATTTATCATCTTGTGGACGTTGACATATGTCTTGCGATTTCGCGTGCTCGGCTGCCTGCGGCCGTTGCTCCCAAATTCCACGAGCCAGCTGTGGTTGCCGCTCGCCATCGCGCCGGTTGCCCCGGAGCTGCCGGTGTGCCTTGGGCCGGCAACGGCGATGGATACCCCGCTTGGGTAGGTTTTCGTCTTGATGGTCGTGCTTTTCGCAAGGTTGCCGGTGGCGTCGTGAGTCAGGGCGCGGCTCTTGTACTCGTCGCGAATCGGGATGGCGGCCTCCCGCAGAACCTTCTCCAGCACGGCTCCTTTGCCAAAGGAGCCGATAAGCAGGTCGAGAATGTCGATCATCGGGCCAACGCCAGTCAGGCTGACGCGAATGAACGCTTCTGCTGCCGACAGATTGGATGCCATCACTGCACCTCGCGGGCTAGGATTTCGTGCATCGTGCGGTTTTCTCGCTCGACCACGCTCGCTATCTCCATTGTGCGCCCCCGCCAGACGATGCGGTGGGTATGCAAGAGCCCCGGCAGGAATCGCGTGCGAATCTTGTGCGACGCAATGGCGTTGGCCTGCTGGGCCTGCAGCATCTCGCGGCTCGAGAGTCCGTCGACGCTGGCCCAGACGATTGCGAACGTGGCCCACGACAGCGTGGCCTCGCCGAGCGGGCTACGCAACTCTGTGGGCACCTCGATGGTGATCCGCTCGCGAAGAGCTCCGGCTTTTATCACGAGACCGTGCCCTCGCCGACAATGACGATGTCGTATTGAGCGCCGACTGCGCCAGAGATCGTGATCGTGGCGTTGGTCGAGATGATCTCGGTTGAGGCGTCATTGCCGGGGGCTGCGCACAAGAATAAGCCTCCGCTTCTGACGATGTGAGTGCCGGCGGCGAACCCGTGGTAGGCAATGAGAGC